AACCTATGATATTAAAGTTTTAGGGTATCTTGATTTCTTAAATACTGATGTGCGTATTATTGGATATAGAGCGGAGATTTTAGGTGACGATAATAGCGTTGGTGCTGACATCACAATATTATTGCGTAAAGTTGACAACGGAGCCACCATTTTCACTAAGCTGATTGATTTAGAAAATATTACTGTTAATGAACCTCTTAACAAAATTGTTGACAATTTACGCACTGGTGTCGGCGTTGATAGAAGCTATACTATGCCTGCTGGAACCAGTCTATGGCCAATTGACACTGATTTTGTTTTGAAACAAACTGATTTTGATACATACTTTGTAGGTGGAGAGAATATTATTTTAGGTAGTACTGACGAAGGTCTTATTATCAAACTTAAAAGCACTGAATTGGGAGCACCTAATGGTCCTCAGTATATTTCACTATTTGTTTATTATGAACCTTTGTAAAAATAAAAATAAATATTTTATTATAAAATGATAATAAAATATTTTTTCATCGAATCAATCAGCATTGAAGTGTGTGGTTGTATTATCGGGCGTACATTAGACCACAATTTCCACCAACAAATGTGAGGACGTTATATCTCTCTTCAAATACGGTCATATTATAGTTATAGTCGTAAATTCTCCAAGTAGGTTTATTCACACCAATTAAATTTCCACAGGCATCACAAATGGTCATGAATTGGGCTGAAGGGTCTAATGGTGGACTATACGTCGTGAATTCTAATTGAATATCTTTGAACTTGCTCATATTCATGGCTCCCGATGGTTGAAAATCAAACGGATCATTATGAATAGCAAAACTATAATTGTAAAGGCCATCCGGAGCATTGCCAGATGTTCGCACATATTTTTCAACATAGTTGTATATTCCTTCATCTAGAACATTCTCTCTATATTTTCCATCCAATAAGATACCTAATTGAAGTAAAATATTTTTTTGATTTTCGGGAGAAAAAGGACCAGTTGTAAAATAACCAGTATGCATTCCGTTAATAGGATTATATCCAGGACCAATGCCATTAATACAATCTAAATTTAAATTTCCAGATGAATCTGCGAAATCAATGTCTTGAGGTAAGTAGTTATAAGGCCAGTTTGTGTAATTACTCCATTCATTTCTTAAATTAATGTCATTGCGTTGAAACGTCAACATCCAAGACGAAACCATACCCATAGTATTCTCTAATTTAACACGTTGACTACCGGTAACATTGAAAAACTTCCAGTCATATACTGATTTGAATAAATATTTTTGCTCTTGAGCCGCAAATACTTTTGACTCTTCTTCTGTTAAAAATCCATAAGTTGAAACTAAATGAATATCAGCGTTCCAGTTTGTTCGTTTATCTTGATAAGATGTGGTATTTAATGATATATCTGGCGGTGGTTGTAAGAATCGGTAAAATTGTTGTAATGGGTCATTAAAATTCGGTTGAATATAAGGATAATTATTCACCTGATCTTCAACATCACGTATAACAATCAATTCTTGAATAGGTCGTAGGGTAATATTTATCTCTAATTCATTGTATTGAAGAGCGACTAGGGGAAACGCCATCTTAGCAGCCATGGTAAACCAAAAATTAATAGGAATATATAGCTTTCTGGCTCTAATAGATGGTTCTGGACCTTTTGTGCTATCATCATAATAAGCATTGGGATAAGCATTTACTCTAGGACCAATGTTTCCAGGGTCATTCAATTCATTTATATTGCCAGTCATTTTGTCATAAAGTGCCTTTTTCTCACTAGAAAAATCACGTTGAACCATGGCTAGCAAATAAGCACCTGAATATTTATTCAATGTTTGACCACCTACCGAAATTTCCACTTCTTCAATCATTTGCGTTCCCAAATTATCAATCCATTTAAATTCATAAGGTGCCCAATTAGAAGAGCAATCTTGAGGTGGATAAATTGGACTCCAAATGGTAGGTAATTGAACAACTAGATAAGTATCCATCAATAATTCTGCATATCGTTTCATTCTAAATGTGAATTTAGATGATTCGCTAGTACGTAAATGTCTCTGTCCATCAAAATCTATGCGAAACTTTTGAAGACCGAAATTGGTGTATTTTTTATAGGTTGTCTTGAAAAAGGTTTTTGACGGATTCCCATTTAAATATACATTTTGATTTCCATAAGCTACCAAATTTAATAATCCTCCAGGCATTTATATATATATATATTTAACATACAATAATAATATTTAACTGTTTACATTATTAAATATTTAAGGGTGTATAAACTTAATTGTTCTATTATGAAATATTTTTTCATACCATAGTATAAGTATCCATGGAGAACAAAGTGCCAGGATTAAATAAAATGAAAGAAATGCTTTCTGGATTAATGACAAATAAAGCTACTATGGTTAAATATGCGGCATACGCATTAATTGCCGTAATGATGATTGGTTTAATTTCTTATACCATAAATAAAATGAATCTAGGAAATGTAAATTGCGATACAATTGAAAAGATGTATCCGTCATTTCCTTCTATTTCATCCTTTAATGTCAATGATTCTAGTTATCAATACAAATTAAGAGATTACTATATTAAAACAGCATATAATTGTTGCTGTAGTGGTCAATTTAAAAATGATTGGGTCGGTGAATGTGCTTTAAAAGCTTGTATAAAACAAGGAGCACGTGTATTAGACTTTGAAATTTATTCGGTAAATGATGAGCCAGTAGTTGCTACATCGGCCGTTAAAAATTATACAGTTAAGCAAACATACAATGATATTCCTTTAAAAACTGCCATGCAAATAGTAAATAATTATGCATTTACTGGCGGATCATGTCCAAATCCAAACGACCCTTTAATCTTACATTTCCGCATATCTAGTAACAATGAGAAGATCTATAAAAAAATGGCTGATACTATTTATTCAACAATTGGTCCTAAATTATTAGGCAAAGAGTATAGTTATGAATATAATGGACAAAATTTAGGAACCGAACCATTGTCAACTTTCGTGAATAAAATCATTATTTCGGTTGATCGCAGTAATCCTCTTTACGAAACAACGCCATTAAAAGAATATGTAAATATCGCCTCTAACTCTGTGTTTCTAAGAGGATCGCGTGAATATGATGTCAAGTTTACACCTGATTCAAATGAATTGATTGAATTTAATAAGAAAAACATGTCATTCACTATGCCCGATTTGAGTGTATCAAATAATAATGTGTCCTCTGCGCTAAGTTTCAGTTATGGTTGTCAATGGGTAGGTATGTGCTTTCAAAATTTTGACGCGAATATGGAATTTTATAGCTTGTACTTTGACAAAATTGGTCACGCATTTGCTTTAAAACCAGAAAACTTGAGATTTGTACCAGCTACTATTCCTAATCCAACACCCCAGTCTCCTGAAAATTCTTATACTACCCGCACAACCAAAACAGATTATTATTCGGTTAGTGTGTAAAATATACGGTACTTCAGATATAGAAATTGGATGTCCAAATACATATTATATTTTTATGACAGTATAATATATATTCTTTATTCATGGCTACATGTAATACTAAGTTAACCCTTGAGGAAAAGGAAGTCGCTATATTAAGAGACGCGATTGATATAGCTGAAAAGCGCAAGGGTCAAAAAATTACCAGTGATCCGGATGTTAAAAAAATAATTTCCATTTTAGAAGATTTTTTAAAGAAAAAGAAACTCGTTTGTTATGGTGGTACTGCTATTAATAATATTCTTCCTTTAGAGGACCAATTCTATGACAAGAACCTTGAAATACCAGATTATGATTTTTACTCATCTAATGCTCTAGAAGACGCAAAAAAATTGGCCGATATTTATTATGAAGCAGGATTTCAGGAAGTGGAGGCAAAATCAGGTGTTCATCACGGAACATACAAGGTATATGTGAATTTCATTCCTGTAGCGGACATAACCTATTTAGAAAAATCGCTTTTTAATCGTGTTCAAAAGGAAGCAATCAGTGTATATGGTATTTTATATTGTCCGCCTAATTTTCTCAGGATGAACATGTATTTGGAATTATCGCGACCCGCTGGCGATATTAGTAGATGGGAAAAGGTGTTAAAACGTCTCCTGTTATTAAACAAGAATTATCCATTAAAGGGAAAACAGTGTGATCCTAAAACTTTTCAGAGAAAATTTGAACAAGTTGACCACAAAAAGGAAGAACAATTGTATTACGCGGTTCGTGACGCTTTTATTGACCAAGGACTCGTGTTTTTCGGAGGGTATGCTAGTTTTCTATATTCTACTTATATGCCTGCTAAACAGCGCAAAATGTTTCACAAGACTCCTGATTTTGATGTATTATCGGAAGAACCTGAAAAAGCAGCTACTATGTTAAAAGAACGCTTGGAGGATTTTGATTATAAGGATATTCAAGTTATCAAACACAATGGTATAGGAGAACTAATTGCTCCTCACATTGAATTAAAGGTAAAAATAAACAAGATTCATGAAACCATTGCGTTTATTTATAAACCATTGGCGTGTCATAGTTATAATGTTGTTAAAACGGGTAACAAAAGTGTTCGCGTCGCTACTATTGATACCATGTTGAGTTTTTATTTCGCCTTTTTCTATAGTGGTCGGGATTATTATGATGACGAACGTATTGTATGTATGGCTCAATATTTATTTGATGTTCAGCAAAAAAACCGTCTTCAACAAAAAGGCGTTTTAAAGCGTTTTAGTATTAATTGTTACGGTAAACAGGACACCTTAGAAGAAATGAGAAATACAAAATCTGAAAAATATAAGGAATTAAAGGGTGAACGTGGATCAAAAGAATACGAATCGTGGTTCTTGCGATACGTTCCATTTGAGGAAAAAACACACAAGAAAAATACAAAACATAACTCTCGTTCTCAATCTAATAAAAAGACCAAGGCTAATAAAAAACATTCGTCTAGAGAGGGCAAAACACAAAGGCGCAAGAAAAATACCAAGAAGAATACCATGAAGAATAACAAAGGAAATGGAATATTTGGTCTATTCTAGGCACTAGGCATTTCATATACTGTGGCAACCACAGTTCTTTCCGAAAATAAAATAAAATAAAATAAAATAAAATGTATATGAAGATGTATATTTTATTTTATGCGTTCTTGATCTTACTAATGTATTTTTTAGCAGGCATTAATAAAGCTAAGAATTTTTCATCAACTGTAAAAGGCTTTCAAGGTATGTTTTTCTTACAAAACTTACCTAATATTTTTTATGATTTAACTATACTAGGAGTTATTTTATTAGAAATATTTGCTCCAATTGTCATTATGTTCTCTCTATACACAAATACACACACAGATTGTGCGTATTATTCTAGTGTAGGATTAGCCATATTTACCGTTTTAGCAAATCTTATTTATCATTTCCCAACAAATAAAGGCCAATATTCATCTTTTATGAAAAATTTGACAGCAATTGGTTCACTAATGCTACTTTCAACATTGTTTATTTAGGTCTATACCAAATAATTATCATTGGTAATATTATATGGATTGTAAATTAATTATTCTAACATTTATCATTACTGCTTTATGGGACGTTGTATTACGGTTTATGTCTCTTAATTTTGAAAAACTACCTACCACCCTACAAATGGATTTTGTTAAATACTTGAAGCCGTATTTTCAACACCACACTCTTTTAGCAGCAGCTCTAATCGCTGGTTTTGTAGGAGCAACAACACAACCTATTATTTTATTAATAATATCTTTTCCTAAAAGCATATTTGATATCATATATGTTGGAAAATTTATGATAGTAACCTTCATTATTAGCGCATTATATGGATTTATAATGAAATGGAGTAAATTGTTCCCTTATCTTGAAAAATATTATTATGATAATTTGGGTATTGTTGGTGGTATGTATCACGACGGTGTATCAGGAGTCATTGTTCAAATTACATTGCTGTTACTGTTGTCCATTGTATTACGATTACGGTAATTGAATACTGGTAATTGAATACTGGTAATTGAATACTGGTAATTGAATACTGGTAATTGAATACTTTGTTATTTTTACATTGTATCATTGCATATCTGTTTGTCTAACGATATTCCATTTATTGTATCGCAAATATAATTTAACGGATGTTTCATACTATCATACACGCCTTCAACAAAACTAATATGTGAACCCATTTTTTTACACTCATTAATTACTTCTACATCCAATTTGCTACACATTAAATCCATTTTTTCATTGATTTTTTCAACATTTTTATTTATTACCAGTAATATTTCCTTAATCTCGTCAAGCGTAGTTGTCATATACACGTTTGAAGATTTAAATTTTGTCAATAAAATACGAATTTGTATATTGCTTCAAATCATTGTGAAATTATGTATAATAATAATTTTATGTATTTTTATTATATTTTATTCAATTTACACATCCAATAGTGTATGTTTTATTGATTTAGGTTTTTCTTGATTTACGATTCATTGATTTGTTATTCCTTAGTTTATGATTCTTTATTTTATAATTATTTGTTTTCGGTTTTCTTGTTTTCTGTTTTCTTGTTTTCTGTTTTCTTGTTTTCTGTTTTCTTGTTTTCTGTTTTCTTGTTTTCTGGTTCTTTGTTTTCTGTTTTCTTGCCTTATGATTTTTAAATCTATTTTTTCCTCCTCCATATTTTAAAACATTTTCTTCTAAGCTTTCATACCTAGACTTTGGGGTTTTATATCGTTCGCCATGTAATGCTGAATTAAGTAACTTGTTTCCTTCTATACTAAAGTCTATGTCGCCTCCTTCGGGGAAATTTTGTTCTATAGTATTGCCAATTGGATACATATCCTGATGTAGGATTAGGATTCCAATATTGGATAAGTAGCGAGCACGATCCTCTACTATTGGACGTTGTTCAAGTGAATAAAAATTGTATCGTTCTATGTCCTTACCTTTTTTGGAATCATCTCTGTCAGCATTGTGAATTAATGATGTTAAATCATTTATCATATATTGTTGCGATAATATACGCATACCAAATTCATCTGTATCCATGTTTGCTGGATTATAATCAGATTGTTCAATAGCTATATCTAGTGGTGATGCCTGAATTAATCCAAAACATACTGATTCACCATCAATAATTATATCCATTTTGGAAAACATATCCAAGCTAAATAATTGTATTTGTGGTTTGTTGATTAATTTTTTTCCTATTTGAATACTTCTAGTACTAGTATCTCTCCATATGCTTTTATCTAAAGATGATAAATGTATAGTAAAATCTTGCTTAAATAACTTTATTTTCGCGTCACTATATCTACCATTGATGTGGTCTATAAAGGTTTTCATAAAGTCATGAACACGAAGGTATGACGATAATATCAATAGATGAAATATAATAACTGTATATGCTTGGCCCTTCCTGTCATGATTAATCCATACTTTAGTATCAATATCGCTGACCGATTGTCTTAAGTCTGCTCCGCGAAGATCCTTTCCACGATATATACTAACTTCACCTCCTGATTTTGCTATGTCCCCTAATTGTTTATCCAGTAATTCCTTAGAAATATTGAGAATACATTGATTAATAACGTTACGTAAAGTAATATCACCGTTAGGTGTATTCGTTTTGGCATACTCTAAAATGCCACCTTGTTCAAGCTCATATATGTATATATTATAATCATATTTTTCTGTAGATTTTGTAACTTTATTAGTTAATTCTGTGACGGGATTTATAAGTCTTAATAAATAATTTAATATATTTCCACCTAAAAAATGATAGTCTGTTACATAGGTTGTTTCAAACATTTTACTATAATGTAATAAACTTTTTAAAAAATAATCAATTGGTGGATCATTGTTAAATTGTTCCATCATGTGGTTATAATCGTTGGTCATTTTTTGGTCATTTGGGTCCACTGAGTCAGGATAAACTCCAAAATATTGAAAAGTTGACCATCCCAAAGAATTTAAATATGGAACATTATATTGTTTATCACCTGTGGTATATGGAATATTATAACAATAGCTATTCTGAGCGACGATCAATGGAAGACCCATATTGATTTCAACTACCATGTCTATGATAGAAACACCATTACGATGTTGTATCTTTATTACTACTCCGGGAAATATATAACGTTTTTTATCATAATAACCGGCTTCATTTATTATTTCAACCTTATAATCAGTCAAATCTCCTACTGCTTCGTTGTTGAGTGTAATAGTTACAAATTTGTTAATCTCCTCAATTATTGGATTAATCGTAGCAGATCTAATAGGATCATTTGATCTGCCACTGTAACTATTAAACTCCGCATCAGTAACATCTATTGGGCGCACAGGGTCTACTATTAGCAGGGTATCCATGGATTCTACACCAAGTTCACGTGGTAGCGTATATCTCTTACCTATATTGGCATAATTTTCTACAAGTTTGTTTAAAGCGTAACTACCTATTATTGAAAAAAATTTTACCGGTGGATTTATTATCCTACTGGACATAAAATATAAATACTCGGCTTGGATATCACTATTCGTCTTAGCCATATCAATATATATATATTATTAATATTTTATTATACGGTCAAATATAACATGATATCTCTCCATATATTTTTAAATACCGATATATGTTGTTGAATAAATGCGTCCTTTCTCCAACTCTCGGGAAAAATAGTATCTATATAAAGACCTACCCTAAATATATAGAAAAGAATAACATATATAATTTCTCTCAATCTGAAAAATAATATTTCTGTAATAGACCAATCGTTTACATAACTACACATGTTATTAGGCTCGTTTTTTTCAAAGAATGAATGGGTGTCATTGAGTCCTTCCAATAACCTCGGGTAAATATTCTTCTCTTTTTTTATAAAAATCATCTTCTTGATTTTATCAAAACTTTGTAGATTAAAGAATAGAATCTTTCTATTTTTATTATTCTTAGATTTGAACATATACGGGAACGCACCATCAATACAACCGTCCTTATCGGTATACTCTCTGTCTATTAAATAGGGAACGTAGAGAGATTTCACAATACAATCAATCAATTCATCGCGTGTTTTATACTTTCTCTTTACGATTTGTTTTCCCTTTTTTGTATCAAAATATGTTAAATAAAACCTTTTGTTAGCCTTTTTTACATCTTCGTCTGTTATCGTTTTGCCCAGTTCTTTTTTAATGACAACCAGCATTTTTTTTAAATCTTGATTTTTGCGAATACATTTATAACACATATTACATACACTTATGGCTAGATCCATCTTATCAAGAAGAAATAATAGACCTAAAATGGCTCCAATACTACAACCAGAGACCCTTTTTATCTTTATTTTCTCTCTAGATTCCAATTCCTTCATGTAAAACAAACCTCCTAACATATAGACACCGTTAAAGGCTCCTCCATCCAATACCAAGTCTATTTCTTTTGACAAATGTTTTTCGGGTATGTTTTCAATCAATGTACTAATAAAGGCATTTAGTGCCATCAGCAGTAATAATATTGAAATGAGTTCATATTATAATTTCGCAATATTTACTCAATATATCTAGTAATGGACGACCCTATATCAAAAGACTTATCAGGAGAACACGACAGACCTTCTTGGCAAGAATATTTCAAACAAATTGCCAAATATACGGCAACCCGCTCTCCATGTCATCGGCTTCAAGTCGGGTGTTTATTTGTAAAAGATAATCGCATTATCTCTCAAGGCTATAATGGCTTTTTACCAGGTGCTCCACACGAATCAGTGGTTATTGATAATCACGAACAAGCAACAGTTCATGCTGAACAAAATGCGATTGCCGATTGTGCTAAACGAGGTGTTAGTAGCAATGATTGCGATGCTTATATTACTCATTATCCTTGCGTAAACTGTATGAAAATGTTATGTGCGTCTGGTATAAAAAATATTTTCTACATACATGATTACAATAATGACTCACTTGTTGAATATTTCTGTAAAATATCCAGCATTCAACAAATTGTGAAGATGTAAAATAAAAATAAAAAATTTATCTATTATATAATGAATAAAATTTTTGTATGTATATCTGTATTAGTAGTATCCGTTTTATCTCTACTATTTTTTATTCCTGAACTGGATAGTTATGACATTATCGAGGGTTTAGGTGGAAGAGGTGGAAGAG